AATTAGCTAAGTTATGGAAATCCATACTAGTTGATCGAGATTGGTATTTTCCTGACCCCTCCTCTTATGGGGCGGAAGGTACCAATTTAAGGTACGCAGTCGGACAACCGATGGGTGCTCTTTCCTCTTGAGGTATGCTCGCTCTCACTCACCATGTTATAGTGAAGATCGCAGCATCTCGAGTGGGGTTAGAGGACTTCAAGGATTACGCGTTACTAGGTGATGATATTGTCATAGCACACGAGGGTGTAGCAATGGCGTATCATCATATAATGACGGTTATCCTTGGCGTCGAGATCAACCTCTCGAAATCACTCGTTTCAGCGGACACTTTTGAGTTCGCTAAACGGATAGTTTCTCGAGGAGTTGACCTTTCCCCTGTCGGCCCGAAAGCCTTGTTGTGTTGTCTTCGAAGTGCCAATGGTTTACCATCGGTACTACTAGACATTCGTAATAAGGGCTTTTACCTGGATGAACCAATCCTTGACCGTATGTTTTCCCGTGTTCCTTTCTATACTAGAAAGAAACAGGTACATGACATACTATGGTTAGTGAAAGGTCCATTTGGTTTTATACCTACAATAGATAGACTGACATCCGGTTATCGGAACGTCAGTTCGTTAACTGTTGTTCGTATTTCTTCGTTGCTAGACTCTATAGATCAGATCAAGTTTGTACTTGCTCATGAATCTTGGAGCCGAGCTCTGAAGAAGACGATAAACTCTTATGCAGAGTTTAAGGCTCTATCACATGTAGAGTTCTTTTCAGAACTTACACCTGATATAACTACCACATGGTACTGAAGTGTCCTCGACTCCCTTTATAAGAAGGATATCTCAGACATCGTCCAGAGTAGACCAGTCCGCCGCTATATCTACGGTGGAGGTCCACTGGTGGTAACGGATTATTGACGCAAAAATTATGGGTCTGATATAATTGCTTATATCACCTCTAAGATTTGCGCCCCTGATTCCTACGACCTTAATGACCCTTTCGCTGTGGAGAAGGTCATATTCCCTCTTGCTACGCCCGTGAAGGGGAAGAATTTCTTCCACCTTGTAAGGGCGTACGAGAGAGAGAAAGATCTC